TGTTTGCCTGCGTAGGTGTACCTGCGCTCTGGATGAGGAACAACTGGCTTGGATCATCAAGCACGTCAGCCACGATTTGGCCAGAAGTGATGTTGACAGAACCAGGATAGTAGTTCTTCCAGGTAGGCTTGCCTGTGGTGGGATCAATGTAATTGCATCCATTGAACACGCCAACGGCAACCGTGTGGTTGGTGTTGTTGAACTTGACTACGTAACCATTGTCAATGGTTACCAAGTCGCCTTGGAAAATCGCCCCAGCCTGGTTATCGTTAATCAAATATCCGTACTGTTTCTGGGCACCAGTAGCGGACAGATTGCCGATAGGACGCAGACCAAAAGGCTTGTTTACGTTTGCCATTTGATGTTTCCTTCAAAAAGTGATTTTTGTCAGCTCTTGGTAGAGCCGCCAAATGATACGCGAGACTGTCGCGTGGGCCGCTGAATGGTCATGCTGTTGTGAGCATTCGCTTTCATCAGCTCATTGTCGGCAGCTTGCAGTTGGTCGTTCGCTCGATTACGGTAATACGCATTGCGCTCTTCAACTGTTTCCACAGGAACGCGAGCAAGGAGCAGACCTCCCACGCTGATCACGCCAGCATGTCGGCCGTCTTCCACTGTTGGCACATGATAGTCAGGGTACTCGTCCCCACGAACCAGCTCATACCCCTCGCGGAGCTTTCCAGAGATGTTCGTGCGGTCGTCCATACCACCGGCTTCAGCCCGAATCCAACGGTGCTTGTATCCCATGGGTGGGGGAGGCGCATCCAGTCGTGAAGGGGGAGCCCAAGGCTTGCGTCGCGCATCTTTCTCACGGGATTCGGTACCGCGAGAATTGCGATTGAGTACAGGTACTTTAACGTCTGACATGGTTTCACTCCTTTACGTACTTGGCGTATTCCTCGAGAGGAACACCTAGCTTTTTGGCAATTGCAACTTGACTTGGTGTCAATTTGACAGTGCGGCGTGCGTTGTTGATACCCGATGATCGGGATGCAGGTGCCACCGTTTGCACGTTCCTGGTGGCTCTGTTAGTTGGCGCTTGCTCTTGGACTACGCCCAGTTTCTGGGGGAAGGCCTGCTTCAAGCGGTTGTCGAGTTCATCATAATACTCATCGCTGCTTCCGTCAAACCCCTCAACTTGGATCAACTGGCGATGAATGCCCCACGCAGCGTGGGTCATGGCAGTATCGCGGCCATACCAGGGGTTGCGCTCAGCCCATTCCTCGACGCGAGGATCGACTTGTTGCTGCACTGGAGCCTGGGGCTGCTGGGTGGCCTGCTGGGCAGCAACTTGCTGCTGGTAGTCCCACTCCTGCTGCCGACGCTCGCGCTCCTGGGTGGCGACGGCAAGCTGACTTTGCTCCAAGGTCAGGGCTGTGAGGCGCTGCTGGGCTTCTGTCTCGGTGTCAATGTCACCCTCTTCACGGGCCTTGCGGATGATCTGCTTGAGCGCCACTACCTGCGTCTGCACGCGGCCGTTGGCCTCGCCCAGGCGCTCGGTGTCAGCGGTCATGTACTGCTGCTCGAGCTGCTGAGCACGGGCCTGCACGCTCTTGGCATATTCCAAGGCTGCCTGCTCACGGCGCTGGGTCTCGCGCAGGCGTGCGGTCAGCTTGTCAATGCGTTTTTTGACGCTCTCGCTGTACTGGTCAATCTCAGTGCCGGCAGCAGGAGCCTGGGCTGCCTGCTGCTGCTGCGTCTCGACAATGGGTGCCTCGGGCTTGTCCAGCACTTCAGCAGCGCCGTCCTCACCAATGGCGACGGTGGCAGGGCTTTCGTCCTCACCGATCTTAAATTGCAAGTCATCACTCATACTATCGCTCCTTTACATGTGCAGAATGTCTTCGGGACTGTTCACGACAGCCAAAACTTCGTCGTCGTTCAACAAACGAATCTCACCACCGTCGATTGGGATGCGTGCACCCGCATATCGGCCGAAGATGATCCAGTCACCTTGCTTGCACCATGGTCCGGCGGGAAACTTGCTCTCGTCGGCATAGGCCAAGTCGCCCACTTTCAAGACGTAGCCGCACGTAGTGCCAAGCTGCGACCTGCGCTGCGTTTCCTCGGCCAAGACGATGCCGCCTTTGGTCTTCTCCGCGCCGCGATAGGGCAGGATGGCAATGCGCCACCCGGTAGGTTTTGGAATGGTGTCGATAACCGACTGGTCGAGCTTCTCGGGGTCAAACCCGAGCTCGGTGTAAGCGTCCTCGAGGACCGGCTGCTTGTTGGCTGCCTCCTCTGCCCACTTACGCTCCAAGGCGGTCATGTTGATTTCAGGTACTGCTGCGGTTTCCATGGTCTTCCTTTCACTTGAGAAAATCGTCGACATCGTCCGTGACCTTTTTGAGCAAGTCTTTCACGGAGTCTTCAACCATTCTCAAACCCTCAAGGCGACCCATCATGAAGCGGTAGCGCTCCATGTCTGTGATGGTTCCGTTCAGGACAATCTGCTTGGATTGATCCTGGAGTTTCCTGATTTCCTTCAGAACTGCTTCTGCAAATTCGAGCATGGTGATTTCCATGAAAAGCAGACGGTACAAGGCTCCGCCTGATAGCACTCACTCACGAATCAGTATATCTTAACTGGACGGTTTCCGTCCTTTTTCTTCACAATCATTGCAGGGCCTTGCACACCTTTTGGTGTTTTCACCGCACCGCCCTTAGCCATCTTGGTTTTGCCGGCTTTGTCGTACGCGATCGCAGCGGCCTGCTTCACAGCAGCAGATTTGCTCTTTGGCTTGCTGGTGCCGATCATGCCGTCCTTCTTGTAGTCGCGAACGATCTCTCCGATGTTGGAGCTGATCGTCTTTTGGCTGGAACCTCTTTTAAGCGGCATATTGGCCTCCTGGTTGGTTGAGCTTAGCTTGCTGCAGTTGCAGCTTTTGACGGTTGATCTGGTTGGTCTCTTGCGCCTTTTGCTGATCCAGTCCCAAGCGCTGCTGATCGATGTTAATGCGCGCCTGGTCAGCCTGCGCACGCTGGGCAATCTCTTTCTCCTTGAGCTGCACCAGCGGATCAGGGCCCTCGCCGCCTGCAAGGGCCTCCTGCATGTCGCGCACTTCCTTGATGCCCGTTGCAATGCGGATGGCGACCATGCCTTCCTTCTGGATGGCAGAGACCAGGCGGTCCGGATCGGTGCCGTAGGCCTTGAACAGGTCGGCTTCGACGTCCTCTTCCGCGCGCAGGCGCACGTGCTCGAGGATGTGCTTTTGCAGCTCGGTTGCGGCCAGTGGATTGGCCTGCAAAATGGGCGACAGGCCCATCATCAAGTGCGAGGCGATGTGCGCGTCGTGCTGCTGGCCGGCAAAGGCCTTCAACTTCATGCCGTTGAGCACGTCGCTGTTCTCAGACGCTGGATCGCGAGGCGTGTTGGTGTTCTGAGGCAGCAGCACGCCGTCGATGTCGCGGACGTTCAGCGCTGCATACATGCGGTAGTAGGCCTCGTACATGTTGTGCATGTTCGGGGCGCTCTGTGCAAGCTGCAATTGCATCTGCGCGAGTTGGATACGCTGTGCAGAGCTGAAGATGTTGGGGTCGGCCACAGGTTGGACCGACACCATCGAGTCAAAATCCCTTTTCTTGATCTTGCGGCTGGCCCCAGGCACGTCGTAGGGGTACTCGTCGGGCAGATACTGGCTGAAGCCCTCGAACAGCAAACGGAACTCCAACGTCTGCGCATAGTGCAGGCGTTTGTGGATGCTGGACATGACCATAGAGCCACGCTCGAGCAGCGCCAGCGTCGTTCCGACCTGTGCGTACTGGTTGCCGTCGCCAACTTGCATGTCGGCCGTGCTGGATAGGCGTTTGCCAGAGTCAACCAGGAATCCCATCAGTGCAAACAGCACCTGGCTGGGCTCTTTGTACGGCAGCGGAAGCAAAGACGAAGAAAGTTCCGCGCCGCCAGCGTCAATGTCGCGCCATTCGCCTGGCTGGATCGGATCGGAGTCGTCCGCGATCCGCGCTCCCTTGGCTTTGAAGCCTGCAGGCAGGTTAGACAGCGTTCCGGCGTCTGTCAGCTGGCGCAGGGCGCTTGTGGCGGACTTGCTGAGGCCTCCAATGAGGTGCACAAAGCCCAAACCGTAGGCTCCTGGACCTTCAACCAGCACGTAGTGCACAAAATAGTTGCGGCGGCAGCATTTTTTGTCGTCTTCTTTCCAATTTCGACGGATTCCGACCACCTTGAGCGTGTCTTCGGCTAGTGTGACGACGTATGGACGCTTGATGCCGGTCAAATTGCCGTCTTCGTCCTTGTCTTCAAAGCCTTTGAGGTCCAAATCGACCAGTTGCTCGAGCAAAAACACCTCGCCGATGTCGTCGGTGGGCTGAATGCCAGTGATTTTGTCGACTGCTTCCTGGATTTGGCTCGCATCGGCAGGCGTGGCGTACGTGTCCAAGAAAATATCGAGGTATTCGCCGGCCAAAGCGCGCTTTTTGTACTCGTTGGCGTCCATCGCAATGCGGTGCGTGAGCCGTGGGCATTGGGACACGACGCTTGAGCCGTTGTAGGGGATGTAAACGTCGTCTGCCAGGCACAGTTTGGACACCATGCGGCCCAGTTGGTAGTCGTAGTAGACCTTCTTGAAGGTCGAACCACCGTAGCCAGTGTAGAAAAGCTGCTGATCGAACTCCGGTGTGTACTCTTCCATCACCGTGGTGATCTGGTAGTTCATGAAATCCTGCACGCGACCGGCCTGCTGGAACTTTTCCACCGTCTCTTTGCCCATGATCTGGCTGCGAACAGGGCCACCAGCGGGCATGAGCTCCTTGAAGGCCTGTGCCTGGAACTGAATGATGGCCTCGGTCAGCATAGGATGGGTCGCGCCTGACGCGCCACGGAAGGGTTTGGTGCGCTCTTCCATGCGAAAGCCCAGCAGATCAAGGCCCTTGGCGTACATCTGCTCCCAATCGGAGCGCGAACCCTTGTCCGCCTCGAACAAAGTGGACACTTCGATGCCGATTTGGGCCAAGACGTCCGGCTCAATGACCTCGGCC